CCGCCACGGAAGCGGATGTGCTGGCGAACTCTACGTTTTACGCTGCCGGGAAGGGCCTGCGCACCGGCAATGTGCCGCGGCGCGGGAACTGGGGCGCGACGATTGCACCGGGTGAGTCGGTGACGGTGCCGGACGGAAAGCACGACGGCGGCGGTAGAGTGAGCGCAAAGGCGCTGAAAACGGTGACAATCACCATGTACACAGGCGGGGGTCCCTGGAGCTACACTTTTACGGGCGGCACGCTGGTCGGCATCTGCGACATCGCGCAAAGTGGGGAGAGCCCGGAAATCGGGCTCCTGCGCATCAGCGGGAACACCATCACCATGGAATGGAGCGGAAACGGCATCGTGAACCGCCATATCACGCTGATTTACTACTGATTTTTGGGAGGTGCATGATGGTACATACTTTGAGACTTGACAACTACTCCCCCACCCCGCGGAAGCTGGTGCTGGGGACTAATTCCAGCTTTGGCACGGAGAGTATCAAGATTGAGCGCGGGGCCGGGTGGGACGGGCTGAATCTCACCGCAACGTGGCACATCCCCGGGCGGGAAGAGCCGCTGCGCGTGGCCCTGCTGGATGGGGATGCCATGGACGTGCCGCCCGAGGTGACGAAGGAGGCCAAGGATGGCGTGCTTGTGCTGGCCGGGCTGGCCTCCGGCGTGCAGCGGGCGAGTTGTAACGTGGAGTATCTTATCCTTGAGCAAGCGGGCGTATACGGCGGCGCGGATGCAGAGCCGACGCCCGAGCTGGCGGCGCAGGTGCTGGAAGTTGCCTTGCAGGCCAAGGCGGACGCAGAGGCCGCAGCGGAGGATGCGGCGGCTGCTAAAGCCAACGCGGAAAAGGCACAGCAGGCGGCGGAGAATGCTGCGGCGGATGCTGCCAATGCCGGGCCGTATGCAGAGGCCGCGCTTACTGCCAAAGAAGCGGCAGAGGCCGCAGCGGAGGATGCGGCCTCTGCTAAAGCCAACGCGGAAAAGGCACAGAAGGCGGCGGAGAATGCTGCGGCGGATGCTGCCAATGCCGGGCCGTATGCAGAGGCCGCGCTTACTGCCAAAGAAGCGGCAGAGGCGGCCAGCGATGATGCGCAGGCTGCGGCACAGGCGGCCAAGGACAGCGCCGATGCGGCCAATGGGAGTGCAGATGACGCTGCGAACAGCGCCGAGGCCGCGGCGGCCAGTGCAACGCAGGCGGGCCAGAGCGCTACTGCTGCCGCTGCATCGGCCAAGGCCGCCGCGTATGCCGTGAGTGCAACGTTCTACGGCGTGGAGTTTACCGGCAGCACGTCGGCAGGTACGCGCACCGGCGCTGCCGCTGATTTTGTGTTTACCCCCGGAACCGATACCGTGGCCGGGCAGAATGATTTTGACGGCGTCTATCCTTGGGCAGGCCTGCGGCGCTGCTGCTGCACCCTCAACGCGGACGGCACGGTCACGGTCAACGCCTACAAGGGCCAGCCCGGTTACATTGAGGATGGCACGAACGGCGAGGTGCTGGTTGAGGTGCCGCTCTTCTATGTTTCCGGCATGCTGGATGTCAATCCGCGCGTGTCGGCGGTGCCGATGCCGGGCTTCCGCGCACCGCGCAAGTTCCAGAACGCGGACGGATCCATCAAGCAAAAGTGCTACCTGCCCGCCTTCCCCGGCAGCATCGGTGCGGACGGCAAGCTGCACAGCATCGCGGGCGTTGTCAGCACCTGCAACAAGACAATCTTGCAGTTCTTGGCTGCGGCACGGCTTTGGGGCGAGATATACTGCATCAACACGAGCGCCGACTTTGAGGTGCTGGCCTACCTGATGATCGTTGTGTATGGTACGCGGAACGTGCAGAGCAAGATATGCGGCGTCACCTACCTGTACGCCACCGACATCGCCGTGACCGGCGCTCTGACTGACGAGGCCGCCGTTATCGTCGCCAAGGGTCAGCTGGAGACCGGCATGATCATCTCAATCGGCACCGGCAACGTGAACGAGAGCGTAGCAACTCGGCGCATCGTGACGGCCATTGAGGACATTGAGGGAGATACTGCCAATGTCAAGGCCGTGTTTAACGGCGAGGCTGTCACGACCACGACTGACCACAAAATCTGGCGCATCATGCAGTCTACCGGCACGGCCAACAGCGTTATCTCCACCTGCGGCAGCCCCGTAAGCAACACGGACGGCAGGCACAGCTTTGTGTTCTATGGATGCGAAAATCCGCTGTACGGCAACCAGTGGCGCTTTGAGTGCGACTGGAAGCTGATCGATGGCGTGCCCTACTACTGCGATGATCCAACCAAGTACCAGTGGAGCAGCGCAGACGACTACACCAAGCTGGACGGCCTGGTACTGCCCGACAATGGCTGGGCCAAAAATCTTCAGGCCGATGAACGGTTCCCGTGGCTGCAATTCATAAAGGAAGTCGGTGGCAGCAGCGAAACCTATCTTGCGGACCATTTTTGGGGCGAGAAGAGCGGCACCCGTATCGTACTGCGCGGTGCGGAATCCTACAGCGGTGACAACGCGGGCGTGTTCTGCACTCCCACAAACGGCATCGTTTCGCGGTTGGGGTGGAACTGCTCGGCTGACCTCTCCATTCCAGGTTAAACTGTGGCGTCTGCAGAATTAGACAACTCAAACACGCCGACACACATCGTCTCCTCGTGAAATGTGTGGACGGTGTTGTTAGCTACAAGAAAATACGAAAGGTGGTACAAAATGGTTAGAGCAGAATGCAATGAGAAGCGCCCTCGCTTTGAGACAGAGCCCCTTGGCAATGGCCTGACGCTGGTGCGCTTGTATGAGGATGAGCAGAAGATTACCCGCGAGGCTGTGTCCAGCATTGACACGCCTTGGAGCGTCTACAGCTACACCACATACGAGATGCGCACACAGCTGCCTAGCGCCGCGCTGGAGACGGCCCCCGACCAGTGGGCCGAGATCATCAAGCAGGCCGACTACGATACCGCAGCGGCCACTGTGCGCGCGCAGCGGGACAAGCTGATCGCCGCGACCGACTGGACCGTGCTGGGCGACGCAAAGACGGTCAAGGCGGACTGGAAAACCTACCGGCAGGCCCTGCGCGATGTGCCTGAGCAGGCGGGCTTCCCCTACGCGGTGGTGTGGCCGACGCCGCCGGTGGAAGGATGACGGATGAGTACGAACGGCTTGTAATGGACACAGACGAATGATAGGAAGTGATACCATGATTTTTAGCGGTAGAAATCTCGTGAAGTACCCGTACAGCCGCTACGGCTACACGCGCGGCGGCGGCAAGATTTGGCACGGCGGCATTGATGTTTGCGGGTTGGATGACGACAAAATCCGCATGCCCGGCTACAACGGCAAGAGCATTGCAGGAACCGTTGTTACAGCCCGCATCGTGACGAACAAGAGCAACAAGACATGGGAATGGGGCTATTATATCTGCGTGAAGCTGGACGCGAACCAGACCCCGGATGCAGTGAATCACCTGTATTTTTGCCACTGTTCCAAGTTGCTTGCAATCGTAGGGCAGAAAGTAAAGACTGGCGATGTGCTGGCGGTTGTCGGACAGACTGGCAACGCCGCAGGCACATGGACGCACTGCCACTTTGAAGTGCGAGCCACTGCCACGAGCAAGGGCCTTGACCCGACTGGGTATGCAGGCATACCCAACAAGGCGGGCACATACGGTGGCCAGCCTGTGCAGACAAGCGGCGAGGAAGTGCTGATTGATGTGTCTCACCATCAGGGCACCATCGACTGGGCAAAAGTTCCCTACCGTGCCCTGGTGCGCATCGGCTACCGTGGTTATGGCAGCGGAAAGCTGATGAAAGACGAGCAGTACGATGCCAACCTTGCAGGGGCGAAAGCGAGCGGAAAGCTGTTCGGCTTTTACTTCTTCTCGCAGGCCATCACGGTGGAAGAAGCCCGCGAGGAGGCAGACTTCTGCGCAAGCCTTGCACCGTCTCGATACCCGCTGTTTTTCGATGCCGAGTGGAGCCACGAGACACATGATGGCCGCGCCGACAACCTGACGAAAGACCAGCGCACGGCAATCGCAATGGCGTTCTGTGAGAGAGCCAAAGCGCACGGATTCACGGCAGGCATTTACACCTTCACGGCATTCGCAAGCACAAACATTGACTACGCATACCTGTGCGAGGATTACATCGGCTGGCTGGCCGACACCCGCGCCAACTACGACACGAGCCTGCCGCGATACATCCACCAATACGGGTGGGGCAGCGTTGCAGGCATCGCTGGCGTGGTTGATTTGAATCATCTGGTAAAGGCCCTGCCTGCGGTGGACAAGCCCGCAAGCAAGCTGCAGGTCATCACGGTAGGGCCGGTGAGCCAGGGAGATGCAGACGCCGTCTTTGCCGTGTGCCAAATCCGCGGCCTGACCGATGCCGGGCTGTACAAGAGCGAATGGGTCTGAGGTGGTGCCAATGGAGCAGATTATAATCGCGCTCATCACGGCCGGGCTGAGCCTTGTGGGCGTTATGATTACCAACTATTTCAGCAACAAGAGCCTGAGCGACAAGGTCACCCACCAGCTGGAGGTTGCGCAGGCCGTAACGGACACCAAGATCGAGGAGCTGACACGCGAGGTGCGGACGCACAACAACTTTGCGCAGCGCATACCGGTGATGGAAGAAAAAATTGCTGTCGCGAACCATCGTATTGACGATCTGGAACGGCACGAAGAGAAGGAGAGGAAAATCTGATGCAGGACTTCTTGAAGAATCTGGCGGCGCTCATCAAGGTCAAAACTATTGTCACGCTTGTGGTTGTTGCAGTTTTCGCAATTCTTGCGCTGCGGGGCGGCCTGCAGCCGGACACAGTGATGACGATCGTCACCATGGTGGTGGCGTTCTACTTCGGCACTCAGACCGAAGGGAAAAGCAACGGGAAATAA